AATTTCATATAAACGCCAGCGGCCAAAAGTGCCAAAAAAGCCATTGTAAAAAACCGAGCGACTGTTTGCCCGATTGTTTTTTTAGTATCGCGCCACGCTTCCAGCAACGACCTGATTTCTCTCATGTCGTCATAAGCGTCTTCGTCGCATAATCCAATATCCTTCAACGCTTCTTTTGCTCCGCGCTTTGCGGCTCTATCAATCAGTATTTCAATCTCTGAGTCATTCATCATACTGCTCGCCAGTATTTATTGGAACAATCCGCAATCCAGTCTTCGACGGTTTTTCTGTCGAAATAGCCGGATCATACGCTTCAATAATTCCCATAATTTCCATAATTTCATCGGGAGAATAAGCTCCGGCGCTGTAGTAAATAATCGACAAAATTATTTCTGTCGCGTCGTACTTCACCACTTTACTCGATCAGCCCAATAAGCGCCCGACATCTTGCCCTTTCGGATGTTTTTGGCGTGCCGAGCTTTGAACGATGCTCTTCTAGCTTTGTTCTCTTTGCTCTCGTTCTTTTTGGCGGGAGAGCCTTTGACTCCCTGCTGGCCAAATCTAATCAATTTAACATCGTCCCCATCTTTGGCGAGAACAATATGGCTTTTTTTCGAGTGTGATGGCGTCTTCTTTGGCTTGTTATACCCAGATAACCCGTATTTCGTCAGTCTTGGATCTTTTGCCATAAATAACCATCCTTTTAATTCAATTTTATCACATTAATCGTAAAAATTAATTCAGATTTCGTGGTCTGGATCGTAATCTTCGCCCAGAATTTCGTATTCGTGTCGGATTGCTATACCTCCAGATCTGCGATAAACAATTTGGTTCATTATGCTTGGCGACTTATAACCCTTCGATGCGTGCCATCCATCGGCCGGAGCGAGTGTTCCGAATCTTTCGATTATTACTGAATTATCAAACTGCTCTGCCAGTTTCGAGTGAAAGTGTCCGAGAATAAAATATCGGTGAGTTGTCTTCGACCAGACTTTTAAACGCGGAAGCATATCAGCGAGCCTTCTGCTTGGAGCTTTGTCGCCGTGAGTGACTGCAAGCAAATTGTTTCCGAAAGTCAGATAATGGAAAAAACCATGCGGTTCTAATATTGTGACTCTTGGCTCTTTTGAGTAATAAAAGCTCAATATCATCGCCACGGCGATCGCTGTATCAGAATCGTGATTTCCGCGTGCCATTACTACGGATATTTTTCCATGTTTTTCCATCATGCGAGTGATTGCGTAAATAATGGTTTGAGCCGCGATTCTCATTACTTTTTCGATGCGCGTATCGACATCGAGCGGCGTCAGGTTAGCCGTTGTGTTTTTGTGAGAGTTGGCGTGCATGAAGTCGCCAACGTTTATTAGAAGAGCTTCTTCGGCCTCTGGAGCGGCATCAACGAGATAATCGATTGCTTCAATAATTTCAGTGGAAGCGATCTTTGAATCAAAATTCCTTTCTCGCGTCTCTGAAGCATCGCCGCGCATTCCTAAATGAGCATCGCCAATAATAATCGACGGAAGAAGATCTTTTGATTTTTCTTTCTTGGATTTTATTGGAGTTTTCTTGACTGGTACGATTTGACTCGAAAGCTCTTCGACGAAAGATTTGATTGCACTTTCTTTCTCTGCGGTTTCTAGCTTTCGCTTGGTTTTAAGCCAAGCCCGATTTCCGCTGTCATCTTCCAGATAAATCGATCGCCCGATAACGTATTCGCCTTCCGGAACATGGTCTGTCGCATCCCAAGAATCAGACCATCCAGCGGCCGACGCCGCACCTTTTACCGTTGTGACTAAATTTCTGACGGTTCCGTGAGTAATCCCAAGAATCTCGGCCGCTTTTCGAGAATTCCTTTCGCAATCTTCCCAGACCTGAACAACCTCCGCCTGTCGCTCGGTTTTTGCGAACTGTACAAGCCTACTCATTTATCGTTCTCTCTGAACGCCTTTGAGTTTCTCTGCGGTTCTCATTCCGCCCAAACCCAGCATTCCCAAAAGAACTGGCATCATTGTTTCCATTTCAATCAGATCGAGCTGAATCCCCGTTTGAGCAAAATCCAGACCCAGATTAATAAATGGTATTAAGATGAAGTTCAGCAACATGGCGAGCGAACAAACCCATCCGATCGATGGACGCCAGCCCGCGATAAAAAGCGACTGATGAGCGGCTTCCACCTTATTGACTTCGATTTGCGCGAGAGCTTGTTCGTTGGCTTGTTTCTCCGCCAGTGTTGCGATTTCGTGTGCTAAAGCGGCTTTTTGATCCTTATCTTGAACAAACTTTCCAATTATTGATTCCACTGGTCCGGCCAGTGATGAAATAAGAGATAACATAAAATCACCTTATACTTTTAAAAATTAAATTTAATAAATATCCCAGAATACCCAAACCGAGACTAATCGCTATCCCTGCAAATATCAGATCATTCATAAATTTTTGTTTTTTTGCCGCTTCTCTTGCGACTTGTAACCGTCTTGCTCTTTCAACTTGTCTAATTCGAAGCATTTTCGAATATAAAGCCTGACCGCCTCTCTCTCGCCAAAATAGTTCTTTGACTTTTTCTTCGAGTTCTTTTGCTTTTTTTTCTGCTCTGACAACCTCAAAGGCATAGGCTTCTACGCTTCCTTGATTGAAAAGTTTATTGGCGGCAGATGGGTTTTTTGCTTTGGCGGCGGCAACATCGAGATCATTTTTGGCACTAAAAAACGAAGATATAGGTTTCGCCATATCCTCAATATCGAAACCCAAACCTTCAAGTTCTTTTTTTCGCTCGATGCCTGTTTTGAGAAGTTTGTAAGCACGATCAGCGGCGGCAACAGCTAAAGAAATCTCAATCATCGCGTTGCCTTATTGCCTTACTCTTCTGCTTCGGGTCGCGGATCAACCCAACCATCAACGAGTGTGAACGTTCCATCCTCTGAACAAGTGTATTTGCACCCAAACCAATCGTCTGGTTCTGTTACACCTTCAATAACGGTAGAGTTTGTAGAGTTGAGATCGCCAATAATAAAATCAACTGGATCACCCATAGTTATGGAAGATTCCGATGACTCAATTACATAATCATCTGCGACAAGATATTTGGAAGTGTTAGTTTCGTTATCAATAATAGTTTTCATTTATACACCTTTTGTAAAGACTGTAGTTGAATTTAAAGCCGTACCCATAGGAACAGTAAAGTCGCTTGCTGTTGTGACTATAGTTCCGTCAAAGTTAATTAAGTAAGAAGTCCCTGCCGATAAAGACCTACCAAACGAAATTGATTTTACAACGCTGTTTGAGTTGTTGTTTCTATATGCAAGAATCAAGCGATCATCTGATGTTCTAAAAGTCGTTGCAAGATATGATATATCCGCAGATTGAGAATAAAATTCTACTGGACTTTCAAAGGTTAGGCTTGTTCCGCTTATTGTTCCTTTTTCATAAGTTCCTTTATAACCACTTCCTACTGCAACAGACCTTCCAGACACATAAACTGTACTTCCAGAACCACTGGCAATAGATGGATAATAATTACTGCCTGTGGAGTTTGTGGTCGCAGTAGTGCCAAAAGTAATCGCATTAGTAGAATTATTTATAGTGGCAACGACAGCTTTCCTTGAAAGACCACTTGTTGCAGTCCAAGCAATAACGGATTTTTGCGCTGTTGAGTTATAAGCAATCTCAGGACCAAATCCGTCTCCAGCACCATAAACTTCAATTGGTGCAACAGTTCCATAAGTTAACGTATTGGCGCTTGCGTCAATTACTGACGTAACCGCAGACAGCGTATTATTCGTCTTACCTGCAAAAACACCGATAAATTTATTTAGATTTGAATCAAAAGCAATTTCATTATCGTCTGCTGATGCTCCTGTGTAAAATTGTGCCTCAGCACCAAAGCTCACAGTGTTCGCACTTCCGTCTATTGTGGCAACTCTGCCGTAACCACCTGCAGGGGAATATCTTTTATAATTAACACAAAACTTGTTTCGGCTTGTATCAAAACCAACCGCAAACCAGATCATAGTATCTGTTCCACTAAATTGATTGTCAGTGCCTAAACTTACCGTATTATTAGATGGATCAATTGTTGCTACTCGTCCATGACCGTATCCATTAGCATCTCTGTAACACAAAAGAAATTTGTTAGTATTGCTATCAAACCCTAAACCTGATCCTTGAGCAGAACTATTACTAAGGTACACAGCTTCAGCACCAAATGTTGCAACACCTTCAGAATCAAGTTGCATTACTATTAATGTTCCATAGTAGTTATTACCAAGGTCTCTATAAGCGATAAGATACCTGTCGGAATTTGAATCGTATACAATTCTAGTATCGAGTGCCGCTCCTGTATCAAATTGATAATCAGCACTGGTTAGAACACCAACATCCTTAAAATTGCTGTTAGTTATTACGCTTCCGCGAGTTTTTATTTCTGCTGATACGCCGTTTGCATAAGCAGCATTTGAAACACCTATCCATCTTGTATTGCTTAAATTTGTGTCAGTAAATGCTACTTTTAATGCGGCAAGATCACCATATCCGCTTACTGGGTTATAATTACCTGCTAAAATATAATTATTATCTGGATCGTAACCGATATTATTTACTTGATCCCAAGTTGAGGATTGAAATATATAAGTGGGCGTAGCCGTTATTGTTGTTCCTGTAACACTAAAAGTTCTCAAAGCACCAAAAGCAGAATTACTACCAGTGTAATCTGCCCAGAAAAGCACTATGTATTGTTTAACTGAGCTATATACTGCTTTTGGGACTAACATATAATCATTAAGTGATAACTGAGTGCCTAAAGTAAGTGTATTATTTGTCCCTGCTTTTATACATCTTGCTTGCGACTGATTGCTTCCATTTATCCAAAATGCTACGACCTGTTTGCTTATTGGGTCATAGCAAAGAGCTTGTTGGCTTGTTGATCCACTGTCAATAATAGTTTCACCATTAGCAAAATTGTAATATCCGCCAGTTCCTGTTCCTGTCCAACTTCCTGCAGTCGCTCTTGCTTGACCAGAAGCTCCAACGTTTGAATAAAAAATAACTATTTGTGACGCATCTCTATCGTACGCTATGCTTATATAGTTTATGTTTGCATAAACTCCTGCATTTACTGAGCTTACATTTATTGCTGTATTAACTCCAGACCCACTAAGTTGAAATGATATTAACTCTCCTCTGTTTTGAGAAGTGTTATTAGACATAACCGCAATATGGTTCTGGTCAGAATCATAAGTCATTTGGATTCCGTCAGTGCCAAGAGTAATTGAATTGAAAACAAGCGCAGTTCCAAGCGTTATAGAATTGTTTGATGGATCAACAATTGCAGGTCTAGCTTTTCCGTAATTATTTGAATCTTTGAACGCTATAACAAATTTTGACTGTGCTTCATCAAACGCTATAATACACGCCTGACTATTTCCTGACTCAACAGTAACTTCTGTTCCATAAGTAACAGTGCCATCTGTTGCGACTGTACCTGCTCTTGCATATACACCTACTCCATCTCTGCTATAAGCAACAATTACACGATCATTTGTTGTGTCATAACCTACTGCGTTGTCTAAACTGCCGTTACCTGTCATGTATTGAGTTTGTGTCACACTATTTGGAACCTCAGCACCAGTAACAGCACTTATTGTTCCATCTGTGTTAACAACTATCTTGTCACCACTAGCAATCGCGCCAGATGCAGTTGCAGTAAAAACACCTCCGCTTGCTGGTACGTCTTGCCAACTTTCATTTGTTCCGTCTGTCTGCAAAAACTTATCAGCGTTTCCACTTTGGCTTGGCAGTCCATAACCTAAAGCGGTCCAATCTGCCGAAGCACTTGGATCAGTTGTTCCGCTCGTGCCAGTTATTGCTCGATAGCTCTTGTAATTAATCAACGAGTAAACCGTTGCCCCTGCCGCATAAGTCTGACCACTCACCCAAGCAGTTGCGTTTGAAGCCGACTGAGCCGCCGCCGCTGAAGCCGCCGCTGATGTTGCCGCATTGCTTGCCGTGGTTGCGTCTGTGTTGACTCCAGCAATGTCGGTATTCATTGCTCCGATTGTGGTGTTCAGTTCGCCCTGCATAACGACAATCGCCGCCAGAAAAGCATCTGCTCTCGTTACGAATGTCGCTGGAGCGTCAGTTCTGGCTGGCGCTACTGGTAGCGTTGTTATAGTTGGGATTGTCATTTAAACCAGTCCTTCGATCTCTAGCGAGATGCGTGAAATTGTTGGGTTTGAGAGAATTATATCAAATTCTCGATAATATCCATAAATCAGTAGGTCGTCGTTATTGTCTTCGGCAATAAAAACCGCCGGAGTTGTTCTCAGCGAAGTTAAAACCGTATTCGCCGCGCCAATCTGAGAAGTATCAAGAATTACGTCAACTTCCATTTTGTCAGCATACGGGCCTTCGGTGATTGAAATTCTTCCCTGCGCGTCGGTCGTCTTTGTCGAATAATCGATAATCGATAAACTCGCGCCATGCTGAGATAAACCAATATCTGCAAACTGGCCAATAATCAAAGCGCCAGCTTTTGCGGCCGTAGTTGAATTAATTGTTACCGCGATGCTCGCGTTCGAATATGGTGGCAAGTCCGTGATGGCGAGCTGATCTCTTCGAACTATCGGCTCAAAGAAATAAGAATACCAGTCTTGGATTCCAGAATAGCTCGTCAAATTATAAGTTTGATTATATACAACGCCCTCAACCGCATCGGTCACTGTAATAACAACATCTGACCCTTCCAAGTTTAGCAACGCCAGAGAGTTAACAACTGTCGGCGATTGAAGAATTGTTGCGATTTGGGTCGCCAGTGTAGTGTTAGCCGTTCCGCCCATGCCACTATGAACTGAGCAATAGTAATATAAAGTCGGCGCACCGCTCGCCACAACTATCTGCGTATAAGCGCCAGCGTTTCCTGGCGTTCCGACCGTTGTAACGCCTGTCGTATATTCTGATCCTCCGCCATGCGTACCATTCGGAGTCGTAGAAAAACGTAACGGATGCCCTGCGTTGCTTGCGTCTGATTGATCGAAGCGATAAGTTCTTCCTTCGTTCAAACTTACCGTCGCTTGCAACGTGTTATCAATGAAATATTTATTTCCGCCTGAGTTAGCAACCGTGACAGCAAATGTTATTGTCGAAGTTCCAGTATCAGCAACGGTCTGGTCCTGAACAACTGTATCGAACATTTTCCATCTGTTTGTACTGGATACTTCCGTCCAGTTTGTTCCGGTATCAATCGTCGGATCATTTCCGGCATTGCTGTGAGCCGATTTATATATTTTATGAGTCGCAGTCGCCGCACCATTGGCCGTTGTTGTAACCATTACCAAATCGTCAACGTGATAAGTCGTCCCTCCTACCCATTCGGCTTGGTCTTTTTCGGGAATGTTTGACGATCGAAATACTGAGTCCGTTATTGTGACCGGTCGAATTATCTTCATCTTGTTATGTCCTAACCGGCGGTAAGCCGTTCTTATCCCAGCGATCATTGAGCCGGAAGAGCTTTCCGGTATTTCTGGCGACGACAATCAGAACTTCTTCCATGCTCTGTCGTAATCCGCCCATCTCTTCGCTCATTCTGTCAGAGTTGCGAACCTGTTCTGCTGTTTGAACTCTTTCTCCGGCGTGAAGCTCGGCAATATATCCATCGAATGGAACGCTCGGCAATCCGTTCGCGTGCGATCCGTTTATGTTTTTGACATCTTGCATTCTCATAAAATCAAACAATCCTTGAGTTGCGGCGTTTGACCTATCGATCGACATTGTTTCCAAAGCCGGAGCATTTTTTGCGCTCAAAATTGTTCCCATTTCTTGAAGAATTCCTTCTGCGCCTTTTCCTCCAATCGCTTCATTGATAAAGCTCGATGATATTCCGTTTCTAGCGCCGACCGCGTGAACCCATTCTTTGGCGTAGTTATCCATTTGCTTTTCCATCGAAAGACCTTTTTCTTTGCCTTCTTCGATGAATGCGCCAAGCAATGTTCCCGATCCGCTACCTTCAACACCAACACCGCTAAAAGTGTGACCCGCAAGATTTACATCAAACCCTGCGTTTTTTGTGATTGTGGTCATAATAGCGTCGAGATCTCTGATCGGAGCAATCGCTTTGGCCGCATCTGCGTCTGTTGCGTTTTGCTTAAATCCCAACGGAGCGAAACCAGATTCAAACTCCGGAATGGCGAAAGTATTTTGTCCGTTTTGATTCATTCCCGCCGTTTTTGCCATTGTTATTCCGGCCGCTGAAGTTGGAGTTCCTCCTTCATCGACCAAATGACCAACAGCGAGAGCCGCCGCAATGGCCGCTGTAACGGGATTAAATAAAGCCGCGCCAAGTTTAGAACCCATCGCCGCCGCCGCAGTTGGTGGCCCTACGGTTCCGGCCGCGATACCCGTCCCAGCGCCGAACATTCCGCCAACAAATTGACCAGCGCTCGCAAGTGTTCCGCCTATTGTTAGACCGGCCGCAGTTCCTCCAGCGGCTCCAGCGGCAGTTCCGGCCGCGCTACCGGCCGCGCCACCAGCCGCAGTTCCAGCCGCAGTTCCGCCTGTAACACCCAAAAAACTTCCAACCGCAGAAGCGGCCGATGAAGCCATTGATGAGACCGCACCGCCGACACCGGATGCTATATTGCTAAAAATGCCACTAATCGAAGTTCCGATACCGCTGAACGTGTTCGTCATTGTTTCGGCTATCTTTGAAGCCGCCCAATCAGCGAGCATTTTGATAATCATATTCTTGAATGAATTGGCTATTTTTCCGAAATTAACTCTTCCGTTCTCGAAAGTATCAACAAAAAACTGAGAGATTGTGTCTCTGGTTCTTTCAAATGCTTTGATCTTTTCTTCCGCAACTTCTTTTGCGGTTTTCTCTAACTCTTTTGCCGCATCCGCCGCCGCGTCATAAGCATCTTTTTCTTTGTGCAATTCTGTTGTCGCCGCGACTATTTGTTGCCCGAGTTCCGAAGTTGCCTCCACTCCTATTTTTTGCAAATTGTTCCGAATAGCAATCTCCGCATTTGTCATGCTTAGAGCGTCTTTTTCGTTACTTATCTCGCCAAGAAGTTCCAGCGTTGCAACTCGCGCTTCTTCGTTCTGTAAGGCCAACTCTGTCGCCGCAACTGCCGCCTCATCGATCTCACCTTTAAAATCAGAAAGAGATCCTTCGGCTTTTACAAAGTTTTCATCTGATTCGACGACCTCTGTATTTAAAACAGATAATTTTCTGTTTAACTGTCCGACTCTGCTCTGGCTTGCTGTAATTGAAGCAGAAAACAAATCAGTCTTCGTTCTTCCGACGCCCAAATTCTTAACCGTTGCATCGAATGTCTTATTAAAAGTATTTATCGCGTCCGTCGGGTTTAATATCGCCGCTTTTACTGCGGCCATTGTCGCGATTGCGTCGTTTTTCATTTTTGTGAATCCGCGAGCAACAGCATCGAGCGCACTCACAAAACCTTCCATCAAAAATATTTTTACTTTATGGAATGCAATCTCGATATTGATACCGGCCTTTTCTGCGGCAGATTTTATTGCGTCAAAGTTCGCTATCATAGCGACCGCCGCAGTTGCCAAAGCCGCCGCAACAAATCCAATCGGATTCGCTCGAACTGCCTTATTTAAAGCCAAAACCACGGTTTTAATTCTGGTCAACCCTGAGACTATTGAAGCGGCTATTGATCCAGCACTAAAAGCAAGGAATCCAGCCGTTACTGCGCCAAGTCCTATCGCCAGAGTATCAATGTTATTGGTAATTCCAACAACGATCGCGCTCGCGCCAGATATAGCGCCAGCAAATAATTCTATTCCGCCAACGTCTCCAATCTTTCTAAATAAAGCCCCGACGCTATCCTCTAAATTTGACAGCAAGCCAGGAATAGCTTTCATCTGATCTTCCATCGCCGAACCGAACTTTGTTTCGCCGATTCCGAGCAAATACTCTTGAATCTCTTCTGAGTTCTTACCGATCGTTGTCGTCATTCCCTGAAACGTTAAAGAGACTCGATCGCCCTCTGAACTTGCTTT